AAGTTAAGGCAGCAGCAGATGCATTGTTACTAGAATTAGTAGCGTTACGTGCATTGTATGACTTCTTAGTAGTATGTGATGAATCCAATAACACACCGGCAAGAATCGATCGTAATGAACTGTACTTAGACATTGCTATTGAGCCAGTAAAAGCTATTGAGTTTATCTACATTCCATTAAGAATTAAGAACACAGGCGAAATTGCAGCACTAGGTTAATATGCGCATATAATGAGCAGGGATTATCCCTGCTCATTTAAGCATAAATACTGTATAGGAGATAAGAATGCCAATTACAACATTACAAAATATTAGTGTACCTACAGAAGGTGCTGGATCTAACTCGTCATTATTGATGCCAAAGTTACAGTACCGCTTTAGAGTATTACTAGACAGCTTTGGTACTACCGGAGGCCCGGATGGGACTAGAGAAATTTCAAGACAAGTAGTAGACGTAACTCGTCCAAACATTAGTTTTGAACAAATGACTATAGAAGCTTATAACTCAAGAACATATCTTGCAGGTAAGCACACATGGGAACCAATTACACTAACACTACGCGAAGATGCAAACAACAACGTACAAAAAGTTATTGGACAGCAGCTACAAAAGCAGTTCGATTTCTTCGAGCAGTCAAGCGCAGTATCGAGTGGTACTTACAAGTTCCAAACTAGAATTGAAATACTAGACGGTGGCAACGGCGCTAATGGAGCAAACGTAATTGACCGCTTCCACTTAGTTGGTTGTTATTTAGAATCAGCAAACTACAATTCACTAGCATATGCAACTAACGAAGCAGTAACAACTACGCTAAGTATTCGTTATGACAACGCTATCCAGTTTGGATCAGATGACGATAACAATGGCATTGGTGAAACAACTACTAGACAATTGAACGCAGGCACTGGCGGAACAACTGTTACTGGCTAATACTTTTAGCTAGAGTTGGTATTTTATATAAAGAGCGGAGATTGTTAATTCAATCTTCGCTTTTCTTTATATATGCAGATAATTCATAAGGATAAATATTAGTATGAAAAATGCATACCTAGTCAACCTTGAGTCACACAAACATTTACGTGACGCACGTCATGCGCACCAAATCTACGCAGAAAGAAACTTTGAGTTTGCACCTAAAACAAAATACATGTATCATGTTAGTTTTGTTCCTAACGATGACGTAGGAAATAATGCAGATTCAAAAACATTCAAATTCCAAAAAGAGATAGGCGTACTTGTTAAAAGTGCAGATCTTCCAAGTTTTAGAGCAAGTATAGAAAACAAACAACAATACAATCGTAAAAAGAATGTACAAACTAGAGTTGATTATCAGGACTGTAGAATTGCATTTCACGATGACAATATTGGCGTTACTAGAGCACTATTAGAAGAATATTATAGATATTATTTTGATGATGCTAACAAAACTATAGGAGGGAACGATAGCGCATATGGACAGAGAGACAAATATTCTAACCGAGTTCCTAACTACGGACTTAACAACGCTAAAAAAGTTCCATTCTTTAAAAGCATTACAATTTATCAACTAGCACGACGAGACTGGGTAGCATACACATTAGTTAATCCGCTGTTAACTGCATGGGACCACGGAAGTGTAGCAAGTGCCGGCAGTGAGTTTAATGAAAACACAATTAGTGTTGCTTATGAAGCTGTACAATATTCTAGCGGCGATGTTGCTACCAAAACGCCTGCAGGATTTGCAGATGCAGCTACAGGCTACGATGTAGAACCAAGTCCGTTAGGATATCTCGACAATGCAATGAGCATCGATGGTAACCAACGGGCTAACTTGCCTAGTGAAGTTACAAAGAACTCGGTAAACAAAGCATTTGAGAATACTAATAGTCCTAGTAGAAATTCTATCAAACAAGCTTCTACAGGTGTAATAGACGGAGTAGTAGCTAACGTATTATCGCAAACTAAATTGCCGGTGCCAGATCCGCAAAATCGACAAACCTCATCGACTTCAACTTCAGATAATTCTACAACACTTTCCGGCTCCCTAGTTAATGCAATATTAGCAAAACCTGGTGTTGCTACTCAAGTGTTACCATCGTTAATTAATAGTGGAGCTCTTTCTAACGTAAATATTAATGATTATAATAGTGCATCTGCTTCACAAAAAGCAGCGTACGATACCCAAATAACAAATAAAATTACAGGGAACGATATCAAACTAATACAAGTTGCATCAAATGCAATAAACATCTTAGGATATTAAACTATGGAAAACAAAGAGATAACTACAGAATTTTTTAATAATTTTTATAATTTAGAAATTAGTTATAATCCTAGTGAAGTAGATGCTGTAATCGGCTATTTTCTTAAAAGAGGATTCGACAAAATTGCTGCTATTAATACAGCAAGTGTATTATTGCAACAAGCTAAAATTGATGAGATAAATGTACAAGAGTTGCTCGATACACTAAAGGGCGTAACTGATGTGCAGCTAAGTATTATTGTTGCTCAAATACTTAATTTTAATAGAGAAAAATCTAGTGTGCTAGGCTTTAGAGATAGTACAGTACAAACTCAGTTATTTGATCAAAGAAACGTTGTAATATGATATGGGTCGATTTGCTCAAGGTAAATTCAATTGTAAAAACCCACACAAATACATAGGTAATAAAACTCCTACATACCGCTCAGGTTGGGAATTTACTTTTATGAAGTTCTGTGACGAACATCCTGCAATAGAAAATTGGGCAAGTGAAGCTGTGCGTATACCTTATCGTAATCCTCTAACAGGCAAACAAACTGTATACGTGCCTGACTTCTTTATTTCGTATGCAGATAAAAGTACTAAAAAACGTGTAGAACTAATTGAAGTTAAACCTGCTAATCAAGCAATGCGAGAACGCCTTGGCAACAGCAAACACAATCAAGCACATTACGTAGTTAATCAAGCCAAGTGGGAAGCTGCACGAGCATGGTGTAAACAAAAGGGAATACTATTCCGTATTGTTACTGAAGATGATATTTTCCACACCGGACGTAAAAGATAAATAATAGTAGCATATAATGGAAAGTTTAAATGACTAAAAAATTAGAAGACCTACTAAATTTACCTGACTCAAAAGAAATTATAAAACAAGCACAATTTCAAGAAGCAGAACAAGCAAAGCATGAAATAGCAAATGTAGTTGAAACATTCCGTGACATAGAAGAGTTTGATAAAATTGCTAGTGCATTACCTGCTATAAAAGGCTTAGGTAAAATGGCAGACGACGAGCTTAATGAGATTGCTGATAAAGCAATGCAAGCATACGATGATCTAATGGATCTAGGTATGAATGTAGAAAGTCGTTATAGTGGTAGAGTATTTGAAACTGCCGGCGGCCTGCTTAAAACTAGTTTAGATGCTAAAGTAGCCAAACTTAATAATAAATTAAAAGTAGTTGAGCTACAACTTAAAAAGCAAAAGCAGGACAATGACGGCAAAGTCAGCGGAGAAGGCGATATAGTCAACGGCGCTGGATATGTTGTTACTGATAGAAATAGCCTTTTAGAAAAGCTCAAAGGACTAGATAAAGATAAATAATACATATAGAACAGGGATCATTGCGCAATGAGATCATTTACAACAGTACTAACAGAGTCTAAAAAGACTTATGAATTTAAAATTGGTGTAGCAGGGCCTTTACCAGAAGGGTTTGAAGACACACTAGAAACTATACTTAAAAAGTATGGTGCTACTAACATAACTTCAGGTAAGAAAACTCCAATTCAAGAACGTCCATTAGACTTTCCGCAGTTAAAAAATATGGAAGTTACATACTTTGAACTAGGTGTCGAATATCCGACTACTCCACAGGTATTACAAGCATACATTGGTAATTGCTGCGGCATTGATCAAGCATACGTTATTGTACGCAATGCAAATGATCCTAGAGAAGAATACCAAGAAACCAAAGACGATGCACCATACGAAGCTATGTTAACTAAAGAAGACATGGGCGGAGAAAGTGCGCAAGACAATGTTTCTGGAAACAGAGTAATGAGTCTTTTAAAAGAACTAGAAACTGTACGCAAAGAGAATGAACACAGTGGCGCAGAAGGTGCCCCGGTTGGAGAGTCATCAGACATTGGCGATACAGAAAATACTAAAGCAGTTGTAGGAGGCTGAAATTATGAATATGAAGAAATTAATTGAATCAATGGATTACA